ATGAGATAAAGTTTTTTGAATTTGTTTTTAGTGGATGGAAAAAATTATAAGCCAAATCTTTTTAATTGTTTAGGAGTAACCAATGGGGATGATTTCAAAGCTCCAATAATGAGTTCTAAATCTTCATTTGTTAATTTCCCGCATCTTCTTTCTCCTTCATATCTGTCTATAAAGTTATCGGCTGTAATTTCTTTGAGTTCAGCACAGCAGACAAAACTATTCTTCTTTAGGAATGGATAGTCGCTGACATTTATTGGATAGTGCAGATCCTGTAGCTCTTTCGAAATATTGGTATTGATATTGCTATTAATAACAACAAAACCGATAAGAGCATTATTTGCTGTTTTTCCTACGATAATGAAATATTTGTCACGGTCGTTGTCGCCTTTATTTTTAGGAATTATTCCTTCTTTTGGGGTTAATCTCATTTTAAAGACATCTCCCTTATTTATATTAGGTAAAACAAGTTGCGATTTTTCTTTATTGGATAAAATATCAGCAATAGATGCTCCCATGTCTTAAAAAGCAAGTTTGTTAATCTCTTCGTTTTCTTTAATATATTCTATCATGCTTTCATTTGCTCCACCTGCTTTTGCCATTAGAATTGCATCCATAGGATGTGCTTTTTGTTTTTCCCATGCATTTTCCCATGCTTCATCGTGAGATTTTGTAGACAGAGTATCTATATCAATATTTTTATTTTCTTTTATAGAAGCATCAAGGCAGTCAATATCTGATTGCGATAATTCTTCCATATCTGGTAATTCTTTTGCACTCAGTATAAAATAATATGCGGAATCTGGAGATTCAATGGAATTTGAAATAATTGATAACGGTGAATTATTAACGGCAGTAGCTTGTTTGGTCGCTACCTTTATCGCATCAAATAAAACAGAGGGGACAGGTCCTTTAGGTAGTGCACAGAAAGTATCTTGAATGATTCTTCTGCCATATTTAGCATAATGAGCTCTGTCCGCAAAATATAGTATTTTGAATAAATGAAAATAGTCTATTTCGTCACATTTGTTTATGACGTATAGTACCACAGCTTTTAATTTAAGCATTTCATCTATCGTTAATTCCTTTATTTTCATTCCTTTGCTCTTTTTTTCTGATGCAAATATAGCATGTTTTTATTGTTTTCTTTATCTCATTTTATCTTATTTCGCTTTTTTATAGTCGTTTTTACTCGAAACATGTCGTAAAACATAAAAGAATACTACTATAATGTGAGATTTTCTCATGTTATCCTATACTCCTTTGCTCGTTTTCTCATCCTGTTTGCATCTAAGCGATTTTCTAGCACCGAACAAAGAAATGATAAGTTCATGTATCGTATGACCTGCTCCGTAATCTGTCGGATCAGGTAGGGCATTACATTTCTTTGCCCTGTCTTCTCTCCCCAGTTCATCCCAACGGAGGATTATTCATAATCGGATTCTTTTAAATGTAAACCCGGCAACTGTATTGTTACCGGGCGTCTTTGTTGATGGCGTCAACTAATGTGCCAGGCCGAAGCCCCCTAAACACTAACTTATTTTGCTTTCTCTATTCTCATCTTTATTATCCTTGGAGCCGTTGAACTCTTTATTCTTGTCTCGTTCTCCAACTCCTTAACTCGTTTCTTTAACTGAAAGTATTCATCAGTCAGAAATACAAGTCTTTGCAATAATATCTCTTATAAGTCCATGATTCCTTTTTATTGATGTGAGTTGTAAACCATTTCATTTAGTACTGTACAATTGTCTTTACTTAGACCCGCATTAAAACTGGTGCCAGATTCTACAGTTACCAGCCTGTCAATAACGCAAGTCTGGCAATACATTACGTTAACCGTTACTTTATCGTTGTTTTGTAGAATCTTTAGTAGTCTTTCGATAAACTGCTCTCCTTCTTCTATCCGTTCTTTGCTAGCGGGCTCTATTACCATTTCCATAGTTATATTTTATATTGATTGATTCCTGTTGTTATCGTTAAACATTTCATCCCAGATGCAGAAAGCAAGAAGGATGATACAAATAATTAGTGTTACGTTCATAATTGATTAAATATCAAAGAAGTGCTCTCCCTTTTTCCTAAATATCCTATAGCCAGTGTATAGGCATCCAAATACGATCAATATCTCCATTTCGTTATAATTTAATGGTTGTCACCTGTTGGTATATCGTGGAGGCTCTTATTATCTCTAATGGTGTGCCGGTCACTTCTATTGCTGTGTACTCTTCGTATTCGAATACATTATGCTTTATTCCTTCTATCTTTAGCATGGTAGTAATATCCTCTACTTGCTTGCTCTCGTGGAGCTTGTAGACCTTTGTCTCTGTCATAGTGTATATTTTATGATGGGGTTGGTTGAAACTACCCCA